GACGCCGGGGACGTACTCCCGGCGGTGGGCCTGCCGGAGATGCGGTACGTGGGCCAGCTGACGCAGAACACGCCGTCGGCGCCTGCCGCGTTGGCCCCGGCTGCTCGTCTGGCGTTGCCGCCGGCCCCATCCGACTGGGATGAGGCGGTTGCTGGGCTGCTGGGTGAGGACGTTGAGGCCGCGATGCGGTGGGTGGCGGTGGCTCACCACGACGACAACACCTGCAAGCCGTGCGCGGACAACGACGGCACGACGTACCGGAACCGTGCGCAGGCCTACAAGGACTACCCGGGCGGTTCCGGCTATGTGGACTGCGTGGGTGCGGAGTACGGCAACAAGTGCCGCTGCAAGGTCGTCAAGCGCCGGAAGGGAGACGGCGAATGAGCCGTATGCAGGGCCTGACGCTGCCCGCCAAGCTGTCCAGCTTCCTCGCCAAGCAGCGGGAGCAGGCCGACAAGCTGCGCGCGCAGCACGGCGTCGAGGCGCAGTCCTGGTACCGCATCACCAACGCCGCCGACAGCGACGAGGCGGAGGTGATGTTGTACGACGAGGTGGGCGGCTGGTTCGGGGCGACCGCGGATCAGTTCATCGCCGACCTGCGCGGCATCACCTCCCCGAACCTGCGGGTGCGGATCAACTCGCCGGGCGGGTCGGTGTTCGAGGGCGTCGCCATCGCCAACGCGCTGCGTTCCCACCCGGCGAACGTCACCGTGCAGGTCGACGGGATCGCCGCGTCCATCGCCTCCGTGATTGCGATGGCCGGGGACCGGGTCGAGATGGCCCCGAACACGATGTTGATGATTCATGACGCCAGTGGGGTGTGCCTCGGGGACGCCTCCGACATGGAGGAGATGGCCGAGCTCCTCGATCTGATCTCGGACAACATCGCGGACGCCTACGCGTCGAGGGCGGGCGGGACGCGCGAGCAGTGGCGCGACCGGATGCGCGCCGAGACCTGGTACCTGCCCGAGGACGCCGTCGACGCGGGCCTCGCCGACGAGGCAACGAAGACCCCGAAGCAGGGCGAGCCCGCATCCGAGCCGACGCCGGGGCCGGACGAGGAAGAGCCGGAGATGCACAAGCGGTTCGACCTGACCGCGTACGGCTACGCGGGGCCGAAGCAGCCCGAGCAGCCCAAGCCCGCGCCCCCGGCTGCGACGCAGCCCGCAGCCGAGGGCGCGCCAACGCTCGTCATCAGCGTCGCCGACCTCCTCGACGAGGAGACCGTGGCCAAGCTCCGCGCGGCCGTGACGCAGGCTGCTGAGCCTGCGGGCGCCCCGGTGCCGGAGGTCGGTGACACGGCCTGCCCGGTCCACCACACCGCGACCGAGGATCGGCCCTGGGATGCGGGCCCGAACGAGAAGCGCCTCCCGTCCCCGATGACGGTGAAGGCCGCGAAGGGCATGTACGCCTGGTACGACGAGGCGCAGGTCGAGAACGGCGAACTCCCCAAGACCGCCTGCAAGCTGCCCCACCACGAAGTCTCTGCGGACGGCACGCCCGGTGCGGCGAACCTGTCCGGAGTCCGCAACGCGCTGGCCCGGCTCCCGCAGTCCGACATCCCCGCGTCGCAGCACGACGCGGTCCGCCGGCACCTGCAGGCCCACCTCGACGATGCGAAGAGCGCCGACGACACGACGGACATCGAGCCGACCGCAGCCGTCGAGGATCTGCCGGCCGAGACCGAGCCCGACGACTGGACGGCGGCCATCGCCTCCCTCGTCGAGCCGGCCCCCGATTCGTGGGCGGCGACCGTCGCTCACCTCACCCAGGACGACGCCTGGTCGGCGCTCGTCTCGAACCTGACCGAGCCCACCAAGTCGTCCAGCGCGACGGCAGCCTGAAGGAGGCACCTGTGGCTACACCCACCATGACCGTCCCGCGCAACTCGGGCGAACTGGAGGAGATGCTGCACGACCCGAAGAAGCGCAGCGAGATCCTCGCCTCGGAGAAGTCGCTGACCGACTTCATCACGGCGTACGGCGAGCAGGCGCAGGGTGAGGGCACCGACCTCAACCGGCTCGTCGCCGAGGAGACGCAGAAGCAGCTCGCGGCGTATCTGAAGGACAAGGACGTCGACAACGACAACGCCGACCGCATCAAGCGCCTCAACCTCGACCCGCAGAACAAGCGGCGCGGCGGCAAGGCCAGCATGCTGACGTCGTACGGGCAGGGCGCGGCGCACAACGCGCACGCCCCGGGCGCGGTGCTGGACGGGAAGTTCGAGACGGCCGTCGACTACCTGAACACGATCTGGCACCTGAACAACTCGCAGGATGCCGCGGCGAAGCTCGCGGAGATCCGTAACGCCGCGTCGAGCGTGTCCCCGGCGGACGGCGGGTTCCTGGTGCCGGAGGTGCTCCGGTCGCAGCTGCTTGAGATCTCGCTGGAGAAGTCGGTCGTCAGGCCGCAGGCGACCGTGGTGCCGATGGACTCGGCGCGGGTGCCGTTCCCGACGATCGACGTCACCTCCAACGCCTCCAGCGTGTTCGGCGGCATGGTCGCCTACTGGGGTGAGGAGTCCGCCGCGCTGACGGACGCCAACCCGAAGTTCGGCCGGGTCGAGCTCGACGCAAAGAAACTGACTGGTCTGTCAGTCGTCCCGAACGAGCTACTGCAGGACTCGATCACCTCCTTCAGCGCGCTCATCGAGCGGCTTTGGCCGATGACGCTGGCCTTCGAAGAGGACAGCAAGTTCATGTCCGGCTCCGGCGTCGGCGAGCCCCTCGGGTTCCTCGGCGCGGGCAACCCGGCCGCGATCGCCGCGGCCGCAGAGTCCGGCCAGCCGTCGGCGACGATCGTCTACGAGAACGTCGTCAACATGTACGCGAGGATGATGCCGTCCTCGCTGAACAACGCCGTGTGGATCATCAGCCCGGACACCATCCCGCAGCTGTTCACCATGGCCCTGTCCGTGGGTACCGGCGGCAACAGCATGTTCATCGTCAACGCCTCGGGCCCCGGCCCGGCGACCCTGTTCGGGCGGCCGATCATCGTGTCGGAGAAGGCCAACACCCTCGGGAGCAGGGGCGACATCGCGTTCTGCGACCTCAGCTACTACCTCGTCGGTGACCGCCAGTCCATGAGCGCGTCCTCGTCCACCGACTACAAGTTCGGCAACGACCAGACGGCGTTCCGCATCATCCAGCGCGTCGACGGACGGCCGTGGATCAAGTCCGCGATCACCCCCAAGAACGGCGGCAACTCCCTCAGCCCCTTCGTGGAGTTGGCCGCACGGTAACCCCCGGCCAGCCTCGGCAGTAACGCCCCGGGGCTGGCTTCCACCGGGTCGGCAGTGTCGCCCCGACAGGAAACCTCAGACGAAAGGAGCCCACAGTGGCTCAGAACGCGCTGGGCAGGCTGGTGAACTTCACCCCTGCCGCAGACGGCAAGTGGATCAACCTGCGGGAGGCGGGCGGGGTGCTCTTCGAGTGCTACCTGTCCGGGGCCGCGGGTGACACGTACACGCTGCAGGAGGCCAAGGACTCCTCCGGCACGGGCGCCCAGAACCTCGCGGTCGTCACCGAGTACTGGACGAACACGGGCGACGGCTCGGACGCGTGGACGCGGCGCACGCAGGCCGCTGCGGCGACCGTCGTGACGGCGGCTGCGGCCACGCAGAACGCGATGGCGTTCGAGGTCGCTGCGACGTCCCTGTCGGACACGTACAAGTACGTGAAGGTCACCAGCACCGGCGCCGGGACGGTCAACGCGAACACCCGGGACCTGATGACGCAGCGTGCCCCGGCGAACCTGCCCGCGATGGGGGTCTGACGTGACGACGATCATTCAGGGCTCCCAGCTGCGGAAGCTCATCTTCGGCAACATCGTCACCAGGGCCGCTGCCGCGCTGCCGCAGACCGCGCAGTCCGCGATCTTCAACGTGGTGGGCGGTGACGTGCTCATCACCTCACTCGTCGGTGAAGTGACCACCGCTATCCAGGCACAGGCCACCACTGTCCAGATCATCGGCAACCCCACCACGGGCACCGACGTGAACTGGACCAACTCCACCGGCGACATCAACGGCAAGGAGATCGGTTCGACGGTCGTGCTGCCTGCGGCGTTCGGCGGTACGGCGCTCGTACAGACCGCGGGCGGCAACGGCCTTGCCGGCATTGCCTACCTGGCGCGCGTCGGGACGATCGACCTGAAGACGGGCGCGTCCTCGACCGGTGCCATGAAGTGGTACCTGACCTACGTGCCGCTGGACGACGGCGCGTCTGTGACGGCGGCCTAGTCATGGCGCTGTTGATCTGCACTGCGTGCACCTGCCGCTATTCGGTGGGTGCGTCGCGGTGCCCGCAGTGCGGCAGTACCGAGTACGTCGAGGAAGGAGCAGAGGACATGGCGAAGATCACCGTTCACGGCGGCCCGTCCAACGCGGCCGCCGACGAGCCGGAAGCGGGTGAGGACATATCAGCTGGTACGAGCTCCTCGACACCATCCGAGAAGGACAGCAGCTCGCCCGAGCCGAGCGAGAAGCCGGACCCCTCGCCTGCCCCAACGACGGGGAGCCGCTCCAGCAAGGGCCGGACGGCCAAAAGTTCTGCGCGTGGGACGGGTGGCGGCCAGACGGAAGCCACGTCGGAGACCGACTCCGCTGACAAGTAGCAGCACACGACGGTGAGTTCGAGGGAGGAGGAGAGCAGATGACAGCAACCGGCTACGTGTCGACGACCGGCGACACCCGCAAGGTGAACAAGGCGGGCGACACCATGACGGGTGAACTCACGCTGCCCGACTCCTCCCCGGACCAGGCCCTGAACGCCGCATCGAAGGGCTACGTCGACGGCCTCGTCGCGCTCCTCGCCGCTCTGAGTGGGGCCACCTTCACTGGCCCGGTGACGGTCGACGACGCCAACTTCGTCGTGCTCGGCACGAACAAGGGCTACCGGTTCCGGCCCAACGGGGCCCGCCTGGACTGTGAGGCCACCGGATCCGACTGGATCCTCAGCGTGTTCTCGGGCACGAACTTCGACGGCAACCAGCGCACCTACCTGCGCCTGGAATCCGGCGTCACGCTCGCACACGCCTGCGGCACATGGATCTTCGCCGACACCGCGGACTCCGGAGCCGTGCACACGCTCGACGGGACGGGGAACAAGCTCGGCTTCCACGGTGCGGCCTCCGTCGCGCAACAGACCGTCACCGGCTCCCGCGGCGGCAACGCGGCGCTCGCTTCCCTGATCACCAAGCTCGCCACGCTCGGGCTGATCGTGGACGGGACGACGGTATGACCGACGTGATCGCAGGCCAGACCGTCACGCTGCTGTCGCAGTGGTACGACTTCTCCGGCGGCACCCTCACCAACCTGGACAGCACCCCGACGATCGCCGTGTCCAGCGTTGCCACGGGCGCCACGGCCCTCGCCGCGACCACGTCCGGTGTGACGCACCCCGGGACCGGCTCGTACGGGTACGCCTGGACACCCGCGAGCACCCTCACCACGGGCCTGTACCTCGCCACCTGGTCCCGGGGTGCG